CTTAGACCTAAAAGGAGATCGTATTGCTACGACCGTGAAGAATATCCGGGCCATCGGAGGTATTAACCGGAAGTTGGAAAGGATCATCTTTGATGAAGGATACCGGGACCAGGTAAAGGAATTCATTAAGGTGTACAGTGAGATTGCCCAGGCTCAGAACCAGTACTTCAAAGCGGTTGAAGATAAATTCAAGCCTTCAAAAGTGCTGCAGGCTATCCGGGAGGTATCAGTTAATTCCACACTGGACGGATTGACAGAGGCGGGACTCACAGCTAATGTGATCGATCCTATTAAGAGCATTCTACAAAAATCTATCACAACAGGAGGTAGTTATAAGCAGTTGTCCGAAACGCTAAGGGTTAACCTTACTGACGATTCTACAGGGGACGGTATGATGACACGGTATCTGAAAACCTATACCACAACATCGGCGGCCCAATACTCCCGTAATTACAGTCAAACGGTAGCCGAGGGCCTACAATTCAATTGGTATAGGTACATAGGTTCCAACATCGAAACAACCCGCTGCTTTTGCCGTGCAATGACTGAGAAAGAATACTTTCATAAGTCAGAGATACCGGCATTATTAAAAGGGAAGTTCCCGGAATTTGAAGCGTTGGAATGTGGGCTAAACAGGAAGACTGATTTGCCAGAGGGGATGATTAACGGAACAAATGTATCTAACTTCATGACGTATGCCGGTGGGTGGAATTGCCAGCACTCTATTTTCCCGGTTCCGGATAGTGCGGTACCGAAGGAATTAAGGGATAAGTTTAAAGATGCGGCATAAATTCATTAACTCTGATGTTCCATATTGGTTCGCCTGTTCCATTTTTTTCAGGCAAATATTTTCCATCTTCTTTATTATGATGAATGAATTTAGCAAGGAAATCTACCTTGCCGTGGCGCTCAACTCGCCAAATAGCACCTTCTTTCGGATCCAATGCACCATGTCTATTGTATGACAAGCTTGGTCCATATCCTAATCTATCAAGAGCGGTTTCTACAGTCATCGGGCCATAGCCCAAAATATTAGGAAGAACAAAATCGAATAAATGAACCCTGTCAATCAGTTGCTCTAGTATAATTCTCTCTTTGCCCTTGATAATATCAAAAGCAACAAATGGCTCATGCGGCAAATCATATTTAGTTCCATGCGCCTGCGCGAGCCATTCACCGCAAATACGTTCCCCTTCAGCTAATACCTCCTGAAAACGGATTTCATTTAATTTTACCCAGGTAGAAAAATAATGATGCTGTGGGTATTTAGAAGTATTGGCAAGATATCCGGCCCTTGTTATTGCGAATATTTCTCCATTTAATTTTGCAACACCAACATTAGAACCGTCAAGTTTTTCCTGAACGATTATTTTATCGTTTTTATCCCGCGCCTTTTCAGTAGCTATTTTAGCCTGCCCTTCATGTATGTGATAATCTCCAGGCCCCAATCTGCTTCCGGGTAAATGGGGGATACTCCCATAAGATTTTTGGCCCAAAGGTTTATTTGTCCCATATTTTACATCCATAAGAATTGCTTTAATTTCTTTACAATGTTTTTAATTATCCCCTTACTGCTACGCATCCGAGTTATTTCGCCCGTTTCAGGGTTAACATTAACCCAACAGTCATAACATGATAGCATGCCCTTAAATGGCTCTTCTAACTGCTTTTCGCAGACTGGGCAATTTTGTATTGTGCTTTTGGCCATTCACAAATTTACGCATTCTCTTTAGCGTTTACTTTCCTAAGTAGGTTGTAAATTGCCTGGCTATTCCCAAATCTGCAGCCGCAATCCTTTTTCTTTTTCGTTTTATAATCGGACACTATCTGTCGTATATCCTCCGGAACGTTTGTCAGTAGCCAGTTCTTAGCGTTTTCTTTTTCTGCCATAAGTTGAATTATATAACAAATATATAGATAAAATCTATTGAAATATCATTTAAGTATAGAAAATATCTATTTTTGATAAAGAAAAATTAGCTTCATGGCCGAATTATTTGATAAGTTAATACAGAATGGTATAGAATCATTTGTTCCGCATAGTGCTAAGACACGCGCATTCTGGACAAAACATAATTCCAGGATTGCAGGCAGTCAGAATGCGCAGAAGGAGATGGTAACCATAATGCCGGCAACAGAGGAAGAAATGGCATCACTAAGGGCGCAGACAGAAGTGCCGGCAGCTAAACCAATAGCTGGTGGCTTTGCAGTTCCTAATGCTGAATTAGAGGCCCTGAAGAAGCGCATGGCAGAACAGGATGAGGTCATTAAGCAGTTATTGGAGGATAAACAACGGTCAAAACCGGGTCCAAAACCTAAAGACTAAACAATGGCGAAAGTAACCAAACCGAAAACAATGCCAAAGCCTAAAGGTGGTGGCTGCAAGGGCTGTAAAGGCCGTTAATTAATTCAAATCACAATTTATGCCTGTTAAGATAGGGACACTTTTAACGAATTTAGCAAAGAAGGCCGGATATGATCCGAACTTAATAGCCGTGCCGGCAGAGGCGTTTGATGTACCGGATGAATTAGTAGCCGCATTGGATGCCAAACTGCTTACTGAGGAATCGGCAAAGAACAATCCTGCCTTAAAAAACTACTTCAGAAGCCAGGCCCTTGATGCGATTGATCAGAATATCGTTGCCTTGCTTGATGAATTTGAATTTGACGAAGCGTCCGCAAATGAAATTACAGGCATAAAAAATACATATGAACGCCTGCCTGCGTTAGCAAAGAAGATAAGAGATTTGGAGGCACAGAAAGCAGCAGCAGGTAAGGGTGATAAAGCCGCCCTGCAAGAACAAATAAACAGGCTTAACCAGGAAAAAGCTCAGCTAATAGCTGATAAAGATAAAGAGATTCAAGCGATGCGCGGCGAAGCTCAGACTGAAATAACTAATTTCATGTTTCGCAATGCAATAACCTCTGTTGACCTGGTTACCGACCAGTTTGACAAAGAAACAATGCTGGAATTAGCCGAGCAACGCATTCGCAAAGAACTCCAAGCCCAAGGCGCTAAGGCTATAAATAAAGATGGCGTGTTAACACTCGTGCAGGCTTCGGATGAAGCGTTAAATTTCTACAAAGACAACAAAGCGGTAACATTCAACGATTTTATCGATGGCGTTTTAGCCAATGCTAAAATCTTGAAGGTTACGAAAACCACAACTGCCGGGGCAACCGGGACACAAGCCACTAATGGCAATACCTCCCAAACTACTACCACGCAAGCTGCTCCGGTAAATAACGCTCTACTTTCAAAAATAGATCAAGCCAAAGCGGCCTATGCAAAGACTGGTAGTTAAGGAGCTCATAACTTCTTAATCTTACTACAATGGCAAACGGGTTCTGCCCCTCAATACTTGCACAGCTGAGTGATATTGCTCAGTGTAATACCCCCGCATTCAAGGTTACGCCGGCGGGGTTCCTGCAAAAACTTCTGGAAGATAAACCATCCCTTCAATTGCTCACATTAAGTGATGGTAATGGCCATCAAAAGGACGTACGTTACAAATACAAGAAGCGTATCGTTCCTTCCCAGACGGACACCGATGACAACTGTAATATCAATTACATACCATCGTGGCTGGAAGCTGCATTAGCGACCACCAACTTCCGGAAGATTGCCCACTTCATCGATGATGAGGAAATGGCCCAGTATTGCGCGGATGCCTCACGTACTGTCATGGTAGGCCAGCCAGGCACGGCCATCATGCAGGAAACAATGACCAATATTATGAACACGGTTAATGGGCTGGTTGGTGCTATTAACCAGGATCTATTAACGCTGCAGGCAATCAAGTTCGGTGTGAATGTGGTAACTGGTGTTAATACAGCACAAACTGTAAACATACCGAAAGACGCCACACAATACGATTTATCAAGCGGCATTACCAAGATCCTGGCCGATGCTTCAGAAAACGAGTTCTGCGGACAGATTGATATTGTAGGCAGTGGGATATTTAACAACTTCAATATTCAACAACTGGTGTCCTGCTGTAATGCTGCTGGTGTAGATATGTCAAAATTCAGTGGCTTCCGATTTTATCATGACCTATACGCAAAATCTGCATGGGGAACCAACCAGGTTGGGGTATTCTCCCAGGGTTCTGTAGGTATGATCGATATTATCCGTTATCAG